ATGAAAGAGATTAATTTTGACCACAACAACATAGGAGGACTGGCGGAGATATACGCCTTTCCTCCTAATGACTTGCTACGAGTTCGCCACGACTATCGGAGCGACAGACATTATGTTGAGATGAAGACACGTGACAACATTGTTGCTATCCCGGTTTACCCCGACCGCTCGTTTGTATTCGACGAGCAGAAATCGACTGCTGACGGGGGTGATTATTGGCAGGTTTCTATTGAAGGTGTCATTCCGAAGCTTCGATATGAAGTGTCACAGCTTATCGAGGTGCTTGAGCGTGGCGAGTGGCTTGTGCTTTCGCAAGACCACAATGGCATTGTGCATCTCTCTGGCTCGGTAGAGGTACCCTTGAGCTTTGCTTGCGAGAAGACTACGGGCGACTCCTACACCTCGCTCAACGGCTCGTCGTTCACATTCTCAGGCAGCCAGCCTACTCCTTCTCTTATTATTGATATGGATGATCTGAACCACATATAAGTCGCTTATTCAGTCTGATTGCCCCGTACCTCGTCTAAGGTATGGGGCTTTTATTTCCCTAATTTTGCCGTATCACTCATATATCTATAGATTTTATGGCTAATAATGTTTTACGTATTAATGGCGAGATTTCGAGCTACACTGTGTGGCGAGTCAACCAGTTCCTGGGCGACAACAAGGGCAAGCCGGTGACCGTGCGCATGGCTTCGCCTGGTGGCGATGTCGCTTCTGCGGTGCAAATCTCACACGCTTTCGCCGACCACGGTGACGTGACACTTATTCACGACTCGTTCAACGCTTCGGCCGCGACATGGCTCTTCGGTGCCAAGACTATCAAGATGTATTCCGACTGTATGCTTTATGTGCATTGTTCGTCAAAGGAGGTGTTCTACTGGCAGAGCATGAATGCTGACCAACTCAAACAGATGGGGGTGGCAAATGCCGAAGACATCAAGCATCTTGAGAACATCGACCGCATCATTGCGGGCAAGTATGCCTCACGTGGCAAACGCTCTACTGAAGACATGCTTACTGTGATGAAGGCGCATCCATGGCTCACTGCTCAAGAGTGTCAAGACTATGGCCTTATCGACGAGATTATCAACGAGAAAGCACCTGCCAAGGCTGCCAATGAGATGCTCAGTGCTTTCCGCAACTGCGCCATTCCTATTCCTGAGGACGGCGGACTATCCGACGAGCGTTCGTTCTTTCAGAAGCTCGCCGAATTTCTTGGCGTTCATAACAAGGCAGGCGCTCCGACACCTACGCCGCCAGACAACACAAAAAATACTATTATGAATAAAAAGTTCACCAACGTCAACACCCTTCTCAAGGTAGAGGGCTTTGACGAGTGTGACACAAAAGTCACACTCACCACCACTCAGCTTCAGACCATCGAAGATCATCTTGCCGAACTTCAGGGCAAGGTCGAGAACAACGGCAATCTTGAGAAGCAGGTTTCCGAGAAGCTCGACAAGTTCTCCGAGGAGGTGAAGAACACTGAGGGTCTCGATGCGAAGCTCGCAAAGATTAAGGATGCTTTCGACAAAATTCCGGCTCCGGTGCAGCAGCCTGCAGGCGGCACCGTGACTGACGAGTTCGCCGACATCCGCAAAGATCCAGTCAACAACTTCTTAGATGAGTAAACTATGAATTTCAACGATCCTATTGACATCACCGCCGTCAACACCGCGGTGAAGGCTCATAGCAAGAAGATTCTTGCTATCGACCACCAGGGCGCAGACGCAATGCTGCGCCACATGACACCCATGACGGGCATCACCGATTCCTACACCTTCACGGAGTCGTTCTTCAAGACCGTATCTTCACGCTATACCGGCGTGTTCAAGGAGCAGCAGAACATCGGTTCGTTCGCTAACCGCACCCTTACGGTGCATCCTTGTGTTATCGAGATCCTCGACGAGCCGGAGCGCTACCGCCGTGCCTACATCACAGAGGTTCGCGGCGGTCTCGACATCGCGAAGCATCCGTTCGAGATTTGGCTCATCAACCGCATCCTGCAGCAGGCTTCAGAAGACCTCCTGCCGTGCATCTGGAATGCGGAGCTCGACAGCACCGGCAAGAAGACTTCGCTTAAAGACTCGTTCGACGGTCTCGGCACGCACATCAAGAAGGGCAAGGCCGACAACTCTATCTCAGCCGACAAGGGCAACCTCGTATCGACCGGCAAGTTCACTCGCGCCGACATCGGCACGCAGCTGCTTGCTATGTGGCGACACATGCCGGAACTCTTCCGCGAGCAGAAGTCAAAGCTCTATATCCCTTACGCCCTTGGCGACCTCTACGACGACTGGTTCGCAGATGAGCATCCGAACGTTCACTCGCCGCGTCAGTCTCCAGACGAGACCGGCCAACAGTTCCTCTACGGTTCAAACGGCAAGTGCGAGATCATTCGCTGCCCGGGCATGCCGACAGACTCGAGCTTCGCGATGCTCACGCTCAAGGACAATGTCTACTACGGCATGGACAAGCCGAGCGATATGCGCAAGCTGCGTGCTGTCGAAGCCGACTATAAGTTCAAGGCTCTCGGCAAGTACGTGTTCGGCACACAGTTCATGACGTTCCGTCCGGAGATTTTCTGCGTCAACGACCAGCCGGTAGACCCGACTGTCGCCGCTTAATTTGTTTCACCTATAATATATATAATGTATGGCTGCAAATACTAAAAAGTGTTACGAACTCGCCGACATAGACCCTGCTCTGGAGTGTGATGCCCAGAACAATATGGGTGGTGTCATTGAGAGCGTGATTTTTGGCTACCACAATGAGGTGGCTACTTGGCCAGACCTTCCCGTTGTCAAGGAGACCGCGATGTCGCTTGATGAAGCGGGTGCTTTGTCTGGTGATGTGGTGATGGCTAACGGCAGCAAGGCGTACAAGTTTGCCTTTACCGACAACACTGGCTCATTCACCATCAAGCCGCAAGGTGAAACTGGTGGCGAGTCGTTCCTTATGGAGCTAACCATGGTTTCGGCTCGCATCCGCAAGAAGATTCTCGGCTTCATGAATGCTACCAAGGGTCGCAAGCTCTTCTTCATTGTCGAGGACAACAACGGCCTCCGCTACCTTATGGGCGACTCTCGACGTGGTGCTATCCTTGCTTCTGACAGCGACGGTGCCACTACTGGCTCGTCTCCTACTGAGCGCAACCAAACCACTCTCAAGTTCCAGTTCACTTCGCCACGTGCTCTCGCATACGAGGGCGACTGCGAGAACTTGCTTACTGCTGCTGGCGGTTAGACTTCTTCATAGCGTTTTATTATATTTTCTGGTTTCATTTTCCTCCACGGCAGCGGTCGTGGAGGTTTTTATTGTCCTTAGCTATCGCTTTTTTAATCGCTATTTTTGTGGCGGTATAATATAATAATGTTATTTGTTTTATGAAACTTTCTCAAGATTACTTTGACGCTCGCACGCAGGCCATGAAGTGGCTCGCTATGCCAGTCAACAAGCGCAACTTTGCTGTTGGTCTTCAGATCCTTGGCAAGTCGGGCTACAAGCCTAATGTGCATGCTATGCTTGTGCGCAAGGGTGAGAAGCCTTGGACTGTCGAGAAGCTTACAACGTGTCTGCGCGATGTTATCCAGGTCTACTACAACCCTGACGATCCTCGGTTTGCCGAGGTTCCCGATGTAGACGACCTTAACGACCGAGATGGCGAGCATCAGTCGGTCAACGAGCAGGAGTCGATGGCTAAGTCAGCTGACACTGCGTCGTTCAAGCAGATGCCTGAGGTTATGCAGCTTGTTGTCAAGGCTTATGCCGATGCCTACAAGCAGCGTGCTAAACTTGCCAGACAGCGTACTGAGATTGGCGAGAACAACGATGATGAGTCAGTGGCTCGACGCAAGCAGATTGGCGAGCAGATGGACCAGCTTACTTCTTATATGGATACTCTCGCTCCGCTTAAAGAGGCTTACGACAGCAATGGCTCTGTTCCTTCTCGCGAAGACTATGACAAGATTGCTGCAGGTGTCATGCAGACTGAAGCCAAGCCGGTCAAGACTGACAACACCAGTGTTGACTACAAGTCCATGGATACCGACTCGCTGCGCAAGCGTCGCAAGTCGCTCACCAATCAGATCACTCGCAAGGAGAACCAACTGCTCTATCAGTCTAACTCTAAGCAGGCGGTCGAGAACCCGATGCCGGACTCTCCTAAGCGTGTGAAGCTTCTCAAGCAAATCGAGAACCTCAAGGCGGAGCGCTCTAAGGTTGAATACGAACTTGCCGAGAGACAATGATCCTGGAGCCTTCTTCTGTCAAGTCACCAAGCAAGAGCGATGTTCCCGATGCGGATCATCGCTCTCGTGTTAATGTGCTCGACCGTTCTGAGTCTGACATCGAGGCCATTGCTGATGTGCTTGAACGCACCTCGCAACTTGGTGCCATCAATCAGGGCATCGACAAGCACTTCTACAGCAATGGTGCCTTCAACCTGGTGCAGCTTATGCTCTATGTGCTTAAGCAGACAGGCCCGGCTCATGTGTTCCTGTCAACTTACTCTATTGCAGAGGACTCTATTTCCACTCTTCGCCGGTATGTCGACGATGGCACAATTCTTTCAATACATTTCCTCATCGACAACCGTGTGCGTTCTATTTCCCCTAAGCCTTTCGCTCATCTTATTGCATCGTTCCCCGATGCCTACCGTTGCACTTCTCTTCATGCCAAGGTTGCGCTCATCAGCAACGACGACTGGCATATCAGCATTGTGGGCAGCCAGAACGCTACGCACAACCCTAAGCTCGAGCGGGGCATTATACACACGTCAGAGGATATCTGGCGTTTTGACAATAATATAATGTATGATCAGTTTGACAAAGGAGCAAAGTGAGGCACTTGAGGATATGGCTTATTGCCTTATACCATTGCCTCTCATTGCCATCAACCTCGAAATCGAGGAGTTTGAGCTTAAGGAGCTGTTGCAGCAGCCTTCACCAGTGCGCACCGCTTACTATCGTGGCTATATTCGGCAGAAGATGGAGGTGCAGCGCTCTATCATTCAGGCTGCGCAGAATGGGTCCAACCCGGCTATCGAACAGCTTATCAAAATGCTCAACGACATTTCAAATCAACTTAAGTATGGTTAGAGAATACAAATCTATAGCAAAACTCACACACGACGAGATTGAGGCGCATATCGTCGACCCCGACAACAATCCGCTACCTGAGCGCTGCCGTGAACAGTTCGGGCGTGTGCTCTCGGCTGCCCGCCTGCTCGATGATTATCCCGACGACAACCACGTCATCAGGCTTATGCGTGCCAAGTATGATGTGTCGCCGTCGACTGTTCGTCGTGACATAGCCCTGGCACGGCAGCTCTACAAGTCGCGCCATACATTCGACTGGGATTTCTGGCAGGCGTGGATGATTAAGGACCAGCTTGAGCTCATTCGTGAGTGCAAGCTGCGTGGCGACACCAAGGAGTGGAACAAGGCAAAACTTGTTCTTCACAAAATCATTGGCGAGCGCCCCATGGGCGAGGAGGACCCACGTCGTATGCAAGCCAACCAATTCTTTATCCAAATCGTGCAAAACGGTCAAACTCAGAACGTTTCGCTCGGTGATGTGCGCAATTACAGCGACCGGGATAAAAAAGAACTAATCGATAACCTTTATCAGCCTATCGACGATGCTCAGGCTGAAGAAATTATGGACACATGACAAACAACAAGCAAGACTACTGGCAAGAGGACATCCACGTCAACCGCGTGCAGTATGCCTACCTTATGTTGCAGGCCAAGAACAAGTATGCTATTATGTCGCGTGGTACTGGAAAGTCGTTTATCGTTGGTGCCGAGGTCGACGAGAATGTGCGCATTATGCCACGTGGCATTACTACCATTGCTCAAGCCACCATCGGGCAGGCTCTCACTAAGACGCTTCCGTCTACTTTCAAGATGCTTGAGATGCTTGGATACAAGCCATACGACTACGACACGCACACGGGCGACTATGTGGTATGCAAGCGTCCGCCTGACTCGTTCTTACGACCTTATGAGCACCTTATGCAGTTCGATCACGTGATTTCCTTCAGCAACGGCCACTGTCTCTACATACTCACCCAGGAGGGCAATAGCCGTGGTCCTAATGCCGACTTCAACGTTACCGACGAGGCTTTGACTATCAACAAGGAGAAGTTCGACCAGGAGGTGGCGCCTACTAATCGTGGCAATGAGTGCATCTTCGGCAAACGTGCTGAGCATCCTCTTGTCAAGCACCATGGCAATGCTTTTCTTTCTTCTATGCCTTACACCGCTCAACAGAAGTGGCTACTTGCTCCGGCTGAATACTACGAGAAGGAGCGTGGCATCCCACTTTTTCAAAAGTGGAACCGCATGGTGTCGGTACAGATGCAGCTCATAGAGACTTATATAGCTCACGACCGGCAGCTGTTTCGTGATCTTTGGAATGAAGCTGTGCGCATGCGACACGAACTTACGCCATTTGTGTCGAAGGACTCGACGCTGTTTCTACTCGGCTCGGTGTTCGACAATATCGAGAACCTCGGTATGTCGTACATCGTCAACCAGTACCGAGTGATGGATAAGCTCTCCTTCATGGTCGAGATTCTCAACTTTGTGCTCGACAAGGTTGACCATTGTTATTATAAGCTCGACGATCGTCACCTCTACTACAACGCTACTAATGACAGCTACCTGCGTGACTTCGCCGAGAACCACGACTACAACTGGCAAGACCTTGCCAAGGCTAACGACTCACGTGCAGACCTTGACTGCGACCCTACACAGCCTCTTGAGATTTCAACCGACTGGGGTTCCGCAGCCTCCTTCTTATCTGTTGGTCAGGAGCGTATGTACGACTTCGCGTCTAAGCTATTGGTGCAGGCTCCAGTTGACTGTGTTATCAATGAGTTCTTCGTGCGCCGTGATGACGAGACCGACACCGAGGTTAATGCCCTTGCAGACAAGTTCATCACCTACTACGAGCACCATGCCTGCAAGCGTCTTACCTTCTACCGTGACCGCTATGGCGATGCTCGACGTGCCAATGCCAAGAAGTCGTACAATGAGTTGTTCATCGAGCGTCTACAGAGGTTTGGCTGGACTGTTGAGCAACGTGTGCATCCTGGCATGGAGCCACCGCAGCATGAGAAGTTCTTGCTCTGGACATACATCTTATCCGAGACCGACCCTCGCTTCCCTCATGTGCGTTTCAATGCCACACGCTGCCGTTATACGCTTATCTCTATGCAGAATACTCGTGTGATTGAGGACTCGCAAGGACGTTTTGCCAAAGACAAGAGTTCTGAGCGCAAACAGACCATTCTGCCCGAAGAGGCTACACACTTCGGCGACTGTGTAGACAAGCGCATCTGGACCAAGTACTACACTCGCCTTCAAGGTCTCAATTCTTCATTTGTAGACGCTCGTGTTTGAATCGCTTTTTCTGTCGCTTTGCCGACCGCTCGCTATCCGCTTAGGACTGCTTGCGGTCTTTTTTTGTGCGCTGTTGGGTGCGTGGGGGTAGTCATATTTGAACTGAAAGGCGCACGTTTGGGCGCAGCTTTCGGTAGGGCGCGGCTGGCTACGTTGTCACGTAGGAGCGGACTTTTTAAAAAAGTCCACACGAAAACCCTTTAAATAAGGTATACTTAACATATTTTAATGAAACAATTTCGCCCCGAAAATCGGCTGTTTTGCTTAACGCTCAAGCTACAAAACAGCCGATTTTCGGGGATTTTGGTATGTGCGCCTTTTATGTCGCACATGGTGGTTGTTTGACGTCTTCTGTCGCAGCCGAGAGCCTTTTTTATATGGTATTGCGCATCAGCTCGATATTCGTTTTTTACTCCGCGAAGTTACGACGGACGGCTATCGGTCAAGTATCGCTACGCTAAAGATTCTGAATTTTTATGGCAGCCTTCCGAGTTTATCCTTCCTACGGATACCTCCCTAAACTTGGTTTTCCATAAAAATTCCGATTCTTTTCCTTGCTCTTTCGCCTTGCTTCCGTCGTTTTGTTGCGGTGTAAAAAGCGAAATTCGACCCGACGTGAATGTTTTTCTAAAAAAAAACTCTCGACAGCGATTCAGACGAGTTGTAAAAAGCTCCTTTCTCGCCTCGGAGAATATTTATTTAAGGAGGACAAAAAATGAAAACAGCCAACTATTACAATTATTTGCCACAACGCTTTGCTACTGATGACGTGCGAGCTAACCAAGTGAGACGCTTTATATATGCGTTCAAGAGTGGCGAGCGCAAAGCCGTTGATTTTGCCATCGACATCGTATCTGTTACCCTTTCAAGGTGGTATGGCGCAAGTTGCCAAGATTATGTGTTGTGTTGCGTTCCGGCTGCAACCAATTCCAAGTATATCCGCCGTTTCAAGCGTTTTGCAGCCGAGGTGAGCAAGCGCACCGGCATACAGAACGGCAATAAGCACGTGAACATTGCAGGTATGCGTGAAGCCAAGCACAACAACGCTCATCATATCGTTAGTGAGTCGTTCGGTTATGCGGTTAGCACAGACCCCGAATTTTTTGAAGGCAAGAATGTTATACTTTTTGACGACCTTATTACTACAGGCGCAACGGCAAACGAGTTTGCCGAAGAACTTGAAGCCGTAGGAGCTAACGTGTTGGGAGCTATGTTTTTAGCTCGCACCATAAGAATGAACCAAACCACTAAATAACATACAACATTATGACAACCAATTATTCAGACCTCGCACGAGAGGAACGCCCCGACTACAAAGTGTATAACAGCGGTTTTTCTTCGCTCAATGCCGTTGAGCTTATAAGCCTTATCATCGGGCAAGGCAAGGACGCAAGCACAGCCGTAAGACAGGCAAGGCAAATCGTGAACATTTGTGACGGCAGTCTAAGGGATATGGCAAAAAAACGCACCGAAGAACTTGAGGTCGTGCAAGGTGTAGGCGCAAAGACTGCTATGGCGCTTGCAGCCGCTTTTGAGCTTGCCAAGCGTATCGAGCATGAAGCGGTAGCCGACCGAGATGTTTTTGGCAATGCCGAGGAGGTTTGGCGGTATTTCCGCCCATTGATAGGCACGGCAGACCACGAGGAGGCACACGTGCTGCTGATGAACAACCGCTTTAAACTGATTAAAGCGGTGAAGCTATCAAGCGGAGGTTTGACCGAGACAGCCGTAGATATTAGGGTGATACTTAGAGAAGCATTGCTAAACAACGCTACTACTCTAACCCTAATACACAACCATCCAAGTGGCAACGCTCGCCCGAGCGGTGATGACGACCGACTGACGCAGAAGCTAAAGAAAGCGTGTGAGACGATGCGTATATATATGGTAGACCACATTATAGTAACTGACACTAAATACTATAGCTATTCCGAAGAGGGTAAAATATAGAACAAGCCCGACCCCACACAACGGGGTCGGGCATTTTTGCGACCATTTTGTTGACGTCAACAAAATGGTGGGTCCCGCCCACCCACCCCTGTTTTGGTAAAAAGCCACGAGGCTTTTTTATGTTTTTTCTCATTTACTAACAAAAAAGTTAGTAAATTATTTGCATACTATCCAAAAAGTTAGTACCTTTGCATTGTTCAATTAAGAAGCATTAAATATGAAGAAACAAGAGACAATTAAAATGAATGTGACTCCTGAGGAGGAGGAACTAATTAAGGCAATCCGCAATTATTGCAACAGTTATCCTAATGGTTATCCAGACCTGCTCGACTATGCAGAGGACTTGTTCCAGAGGATGACGGACATGCCTAAGGATTAAAGATTAACAACGGTTCTCCCTTCGGGGAGAGCCTTTAGATAAACAATATAAAAAGATAATCGTTATGGAAGTAGTAGCAAGACAGAAGCAAGAGAAGATAACCGATATGAAGAAGCGTATGCGTGACATTTACCTTGCAGTGTCATGGCGCGAGATTTCTCGCACTTACTTTGACAAGTCGGTGTCGTGGTTTCAGCAGAAGATGTATGGCATAGACGGAAATGGTGGCGTTGGTGGTTTCACTCCAGAAGAGGCTGACAATCTATATTGTGCCCTCAACGACCTCGCCGACCGCATACGTCATGCGGCAGACAATATAAAAGCTCCGGCTAAAAATGCGCCGTTTAATTGAACACCAAGTCGCCGTTAGAGCTTCCGGCGCACTTAACTTATTTTTTTGACACCTGCCCCGGGGCTTCGGCTTCGGGGCTTTTGATTGTTAAATAATAATCTTTTGATGATTTTTATGTTAAAAGACTTGCGTAATATCCAAAAGATTATTGTCTTTGCATTGTCAAAATAAATAAGTTATGAGGTACACAGAAAAAGAATATATATATGGAAAATGCAATCGTAAATCAGCAGACAACAGTGCGCCAGGTGCTCAATGATGTATACGAGGACATTAATTGGGCGTATCTCGCACAAAACTATTTCGGTAAATCACGCAGCTGGCTTTATCATAAGTTCAGCGGACGCAACAACGGCAAGCCCGATGACTTCAGCGACATTGACCGCGAGCGTCTCAAGGGTGCGCTCGTGGATATAGCAAACCGTCTGAGAATGACGGCTGACAAGTTGTAATAACTTATTTTTTTTGACACTAGCCCCAGAGCTTCGGCTTCGGGGCTTTTTTATTTGCGTGTCTCCACGAAATTGGTTAACTTTGCAGCATCGAAATTTTAAAACATTTATATAGCGGTGGGAGTCTGTGAGGATTCCTGCCGCTTTTCTTAAACATTTGTTGAAAATAATTGTTCTTTTTCTTGCGTATTCAACAAAAGTTTATTATCTTTGCATTGTGATAAAAAACATATCGCCTATGAGTAAAAAGAGGAAATCGAAGGAACTTAAGGACAAAGAGGATGATTTGCTTTTCTATCTTGAGTATTGGAACAAGTTCCCCAGTACATTCAAAAAGATAGCGCAAAAGGAAATCGACCAACTTGAAGATGACATCAAAAACGACTAAAAAAGACTCCTCTCCCTTTCATGGGAGGGGGAGTTTTTTCAGAAAACATTACTAATAAGATATATTATTATGACAGATTATAAGAACAAGATTAAGGCTCTTGCCGAGCGCAACCGCTTGGCAACAACCGACGAGGAGCGTGCAGCAGTAGCAGCTGAGATGAACGCTTTGAGGAGTGAGGACGAACAGGCTTTTACTGAAGCTCTGGAGGGGCTTATCAAGACGACTGCCGATGATGTGCAGGAGATGCGCATGGCTGAGCGTCTTGGCGAGATTACAGACATGGTGTCCATGGCTTACATAGCCAAGACTTATTTTAAGAAGTCGCGCTCATGGCTTGCGCATAAGCTCAACGGCAATATGGTGAACGGCAAACCATCGCAGTTCTCTGATGAAGAGTTGAAGACCCTTCGCTTCGCGCTCAATGATATGTCGAACAAGCTAAGCTCCATGAGCATTGCTTTATAGCGATAGTTTTTTATCACAGACACCTGCCCCGGGGCTTCGTCTTCGGGGCTTTTTCGTGTTGCTACCCATCCCGAACGAATTGCGAGGAATTTGCACGGAATTACGAGGAATTTGCGAGGAATTCATTCCTTTTCATTCCTTGCCGACACTTTTTTTGAAAGATTTTTGCCAAAATCCTTGCACGTCTCAATCTTATTGTCTACCTTTGCCATCGCTAGAATAATAGTGTGGAACATTCCACATGAACAAAGGGCGAGGATATATGTTCAAGCCCGACCAACATTTTTTATTAAGGTTGTGGGCTTATTTTTTTGCCCGTACCTTTCCGCATTGAGCCGAGGGAATCGCCCTTTGTTCATGTGGAACATTCCACATAGTGTGGAGATGTAAATTCAAGAAATACGGCGGTTCGCCTTCCACGTGTTTTTATTGCCCTTTGTGGTGGAAAAGCACTATTGTTCTAGCAGACGAGGAAGTGCGAGCCGCTTTTTTCGTACCCTATCGTCAACCGTACCCGACGGATTCGGGCATAAGGCTAGAACAATAGTGTATTATGCAAACAACTGCATCAATTCAGCGCACAGCTCAGTTGCGCCCGTTGGCAACAGTCGACTTCAAGACAGCCGTCAAGGCTTATGTCAACGGAAAGAGCAAGTCATTCACACGTATCTGCGGATTCGACATCACACGTCGTGAGGTCATCCGCGTCAATCTCGCTTTCATCGCTATGCTATTCGGAGCAGCTGCTGCCGAAACATCGTTAATCATTACGCTGCTTTGTGTTGCACTCGCGGGCTATAATGTCTATCGCCTTAATATAGAGGATAAAGACAACTGGCTGAAAGACGAAGAGCGCATCGAAATTGAGAAAGGAGGTGAAGCATGAACCTTATAGAAAAGGACTTCGAGCATCTCGGCAGAACCGAGAAGTCGAACTTTATTTCAGAAAATATAGAGTACGCTTCGCCTCAGGCTGTTGGCAAATACGTGAAGAGCTATCTTTTTGATGTGCTTAAGAGTGTCAACGACGATGGCTACATTATAGACTATATTACAGAACGTGGCTATAAGGTGGAGAAGAAGCAGCCCAACGAGCAGCTGCCTTATGTAGACTGGAACAACACGGGATTTATGAACGAGATGTCGGTGGTGTTTGTTCGTAGCTATGCTCCCAATAACAAGTTCCAGAAGGAGCTGGTTCGCTTACTCAGTCCGCTGCATGGCATGTGCGTGATGACAGAAAGAGTGGATGATATATATCATGATATTGCGGGTCTTGTTGAAGTTCTGTCAAATAAATATCCACGACGTAGCACTAAAGCCCATTTTTGTTATGGCAAGAAACATGACTGCTATGGCCGAGAGTGTCAGGCGATATGGATAGACGACAACAAGGATGCTTCGCCAGATGGGAATAACGTGGTTTGCGTATATATCTATCCGCTTAAGGGTATGCTGCACTATGTCAACGATAATGGTATTGGGCACATGTGCGCCGTGCCGTTCGAATCGGACCGGATAACTTGGGCTATGGAGTATAACAACACTATAGAGCAGGAAGGAGGTGAGCGATGAACCCTAACAACATTCAGCAGAGCCAGCAGCCTAAGAAGGATGGCATAGAAATGAAGTATGCGACACTCTCTATAGTGCGTGAGCTTGACGATGACATACAGAACGGCAGGGTTACGGACATGATAGAGTTTTTGACGAATGTAGGCGAGCGGATGCTGTCGAAGACGATGGACGGCTCTATGCAGGACCGTGAGCTGCAAGAGTATAAAGACTACTTCTACGACATAGACATAATAAACTTAACGATACGGTTTCTGAAGAATCTGAACCGAAACTGCCCCGATAACTTCAAGCCGGAAAGGAGGTGTGCTGTATGGGGAAGATAGGATTTGTGCCGACTTTGGAGCGTGACGACGAGGAGAAGCAGGATGTGCGCAATGATGAGCCTGAGGATGGCTTGTTCTTCAAACGTCTTATATCTGATAACTTTGCTGTGACTGGCGAGCGTAAGAGGCTTATACTAAGGTCGAGTCGTGAGATAGCCTACATGCTGCGCAATACTTACCCAGTGACTACTGAAGAGGTGGCTAAGCTGATGAAGACTATGAGCTTTAAGATGGAGCTTGTTGATGGTGAGCCGTTGTGGCGCCTGTACGAGCTGCAAGATTTGGAGGTGTAACATAGGCTTTATTTTCTGAAATATACATTTTTTTGGACTTACATTTTTTTGGTGCGGTGCGCTCTATGTGAATAGGGTGCACCGTTTTTTTTGTAGAAAAAATGACTTGTAGTACGAATAAAAGTATTAAAATATTTTGTTAGTACGAATAAAAGTATTACCTTTGCATTGTCAATAAAAAATAATTGTAACTTATGGCAAATACAAAAAAAGTAGCTCTCACAGAGATTGAAGCAGACCTTATAGAAACAGGTCGCAATTACAAAAGAAGTTATCCGAATGGTGACCCTAACCTTCGTTATTATTTGGAGAGGCTGTTTGTAGAATGGCTTGAGGGCGAAAATTATTAGGCTAAATAGAATGCTCCCCTTAACGGGGGGCTTCTTGAAAAATACAAAACAACATTTAACAAATCACTTATGGCGACAATGACACTTAAAGAAACTCAGGTTGACACGATGAAGGCTCAGATGGCGGACTTGCTAATCTCTATCTCATGGTCAGACCTTGCGAAACGTTACTTCGGCAAATCTGGCTCTTGGTTATACCACAAGCTTGATGGCGTTGACGGCAACAAAAAGCCTACGGAGTTTTCTGCCGAAGAAAAAGAAATCTTGAAGGGCGCTTTGGTTGACTTGAGCAACCGCATCCGACGCGCTGCCGACGAGATGCACTAAGCCCCCAAATTGTATATTGCCGAATTGACACAAGCCGCTGTTGGGCTTACAGCGCAAAGGAATCCTCGACATAGCGATATGTCGGGGTTTTTTTTGTCCTATGCCTTCCGTTACTTATTCTTTACCTTTGTGAATGTAATCGTTATAGAATAAAAAGATATGATGTTCAGTAAGTTTTTGATATCGTATGGCTACGATAGCGGTCGTGCTCTGATGCAGAGCGTGTTCCCCTCGAGCAAATATATAGGTGTTGGTCATAGCTTTGCGCTGTCTTCGTTTTGGGGCTTAGCGTGCTCGGTGCTTGGCGTGTGGCCGGTGCTGCTCATTGCCATGGTGTTGATAATGCTGGTGGAGCTTGTCACGGGCATTGTGGCGAGCCACAAGCGCAAAGAACAGTTTGAGAGCGCCAAGTTCTCGCGGTTCCTTCTGAAGCTGTGCATCTGGTTTGTGCTGTTTGTGGCTTGCCAGATGTTTAAATGGTTCGCAGCGCAGTATGACGCGGGGTCGATGACATGGCTTGTGGGCGCCTGGTTTTTCGACGTTCTGACGGTGATTTTGATGGTTGCCTTTGTAGTGGAGAACACTACGAGCATACTCGAGAACCTGGCTTGCATCGACGGCAAGGACAAGAGTTTCTACATCAATATGGTGTTGAAGGCCATGGGTGCTGCCTTTAACAGGCTTATGGGTAAAAAAGAGTTGTAACAATTAAGGTATATTTATTAGGTTAGGTTTAAGTATTGGTTTGTTATGAAGCACTTAAAATGCTGTGTGTTAGCCTTAATAATTGTGGTGGCTCTTGCCATAGCCTTTGCCATTGGTAGGTGTACCGGTGCGAGGGTTGTGGCAGAGCCACGAGTTGACTACGATGATCCGCTGTTGTCGATGCCGACAACTGTGGACACAATATATGTTCCGTTGCCGGGCAAGACGGTGAAGGAGTTGGTGCCTGTGGATATTGACACGGGCGCCATTGTCGAAGCCTACTTCTCCCGGCATGTATATCGTGACACGCTGTGTGCCTCGGCACCGGGCAAGCTCGGTGGCAGCGCTGTTGCGGTAATAAGCGACACGATAGCCCATAACGTGATAGCAGGTCGAAAAGTGAGTCTCACGTTCACACCGAATAGACTCGCGACGACTCACTCCGTAGACCTGCTGTCTACGTGGGGGCTTGGCAACACATCGCTGATGGCCGGGTACAGATACCGGCGCTGGTCGCTGTATGCGGGGTACAACTTCTCCACACGTGCCCCAGTTGCGGGTGTGGGTTATCAACTGTTTAAATGGTAATTTATTACTTTTCGTATTATGGAGCTTTCTTCTTTGCCATCTATTATGTTCTCACCCTCAGCCGACGATATTAGCATCCCGGCTGAGGGTGACGTTGTTGTTGACACTTCCATCAGCGACAGTTCGGGCGCCACCATTTTCAAAAACTCGTCGAGCTACTCGCCTGGTGCTGATGGCTATGTTCACATTGCCGAACTCTCCGAGCTTGTCAACGCTGCCGTCCTTACATTATTCAAGCCCGACTCTATGCTTGCTAAGGGTAGCCGATCTGCTTCTTGCTCGCTTAAGGTTGTTGTCAAGGGTGGCGCATCTGCCACCTCGCACGCTCTGTATATGTGGCGCAACCACACCGAGCTGAAGCCGATGTTCGCCACTCAGATACGCCATCGCAGCGTCATTGAGGGGCAACCAATGCCTGTCAATGTCCTCACTGCAGGCTTGTCTGGCCTGTCGCTTGTTTTGGGTGCTGCCTATCGGCTTGTCAATGGCGATCTGGCTTGGAAGCAGGCAGCCATTGAGCTTGACTGCTCTAAAGACTACTTTACAATTCTTGCCGATACAGAAGAAGTGAAGAGGGCTACCGCAGCTCCGACTGGCTCTACACTACTCTACTATGCGCTTACGCTCATGCAGGATGGCAAGCAAGCAGACTGCATCAACTTCAGCATTGACAGCAAGACGCGTCCGTCTGTTGCTAACCACTTCTTATTTCTCAACCTCTTTGGAGTGCCCGAGTGTGTCACGTTCAGGGGCAAGGATGTCGAGGAGCAAGAGCTTGACAGTGACTTCGGTTATGCGGGGTGCGAATATGTGCGCCTCGATCCTCTGCTAACTGAGAGCCACAAGTCGCACTCTGGTTGGCTTACATCCGAGGAGCGACATGCTGTCTATGACTTCATGTCGTCGCCTTATGCCTTTGTCCATATTGACGGCGAGCTTCGACGCATCACCATCACAGAGGTTGATTCTTCTATATCACGCCCTTCTAACGAGCCTCAGTCGGTTGCCGTTACGTGGCGATATGCCGAGGAGCGTCTTATGCGTCAGCCGTTTGTTACTCCCAACACTGGCAATGCTGCTGTCTTTACTCATCCTCCATTTGACAAAACTTTCTCTTAATTATGCCAGATACCAAGACTACTATGTACGCGAGCACGATGCTCGCCGACCTCGATATACGCACCGACCGCTTCGGCAAACGGCGAATTTTCTCTATTAAGTTCGCCACCAAAGATGGCCGGCTGCGATTTCTGCCTACTGCCTATGTCACAGGCTGCAAAGGCATGGACATGAAGCGACTACGCTTCCGTGGCATTCAGCCTTGCGACTGCAAGGGCAATCCGGAGCTGCACGTTGTTCCGGTGAAGATTACTAACATTATCGAATATAACTCTCACATCATAGACTGGAGCAATGGATATTCTATACAATAATGATGGCGTGCCTCTGATGATGCACTCGGATATAGCCTTCTACGACACCAAGCTCGACAAGCAGACTGCAGACGAGCGCCGACGTGTGCTGTTCCCTTACGACGACACCAGACACGACTTTATTGAGGTGGCTGGGCAGCGTGTACTGTCGTGGGGCAAAGACAATCTGTTCCCATGGCACGCTGCCGAGACTGTGCGCAATACCACGGTGCTTAACACGGGTCTTAGGTTTCTGCGCAACCTAACCATGGGGCAAGGCATCTTTGCCTGCAAGGTGAAGGGCTATAACGATAAGGGTGACGAGATATTGCAGCCTGTCGAGGATAGCGCTTATCAGCGATTTGTGGGCTCACGCATGGTGCGCCGATATATGGAGAAGACGCTGCGAGACTTCCTGAAGGTGGGCATCTCGGCTGTGCAGTTTGTGCCTAACGCTGCGGGCAACAAGATTATTGGTCTTAACGCGATCAATAGCCTTTACTTCCGATTTACTGAACCGCTTGATGCTATGGGCTCGCAGAACTGCGTGGTTAGTGGCTCGTGGGACCTCTCGCCGAGTAGCTACTCAATATTGCCGCTGCTCTCTGACTACTCGCCAGAGAACCATGCCGAGCTGCTGAGCTTCATGGGCAAGATGAAGGGGGGCTTTGTCTACCCGGTGCGCGACTCCTGGAGCAACGACGACATATATGGCGAGCCGATATGGTGGCCTGCTTATGTGGCAGGTTGGGTTGACATCGCTCACATGGTGCCACAGTTTTTGAAAAAGGCTTATAAGAATCAGACGACATGGAAGTGGCATGTGCAAATTCCTTACTCGTTTTGGGATAAGAAATTCCCATTGACGGAGTTTAAGGATGCAAACTTGCGTCGTCAGGCTATCGACAAGTATATGTCGAGCATCGAGAAGAACCTTTTGGGCGCGGAGAACGCCGAGAAGCCTATCTTCACCAACTATGCCGTGAACGAGATGAACGGTCGCATCGAGGAGGAGTGGAAGATTCTTCCACTATCGAACAAATACTCAGCCGGCCAAGAGAATCTTGTGACATCGGCTGCTGCCAACTCCGAGATTTTATTCTCGCTCATGGTCAACCCTAACGTGCTCGGCGCTGGTATGCCGGGCGGTTCCTATGCCGGCAACCAGGGCGGATCCAACATTCGTGAGGCATTCCTCGTGAATATTGCCAACTCGTGGATTGATCGTCAGAATATACTTGACCCTCTGCAGCTCTATATGCAACTGAATGGTGCTCCTGATGATCTACAACTACGTTTCCGCAATACTATACTTACAACCCTCGACACCGGTGCTGGCACTTCGCACCAGTTGTCATAATTCTTTTTACAACTATGCTATTCTCACAGTCTAAGTGGGACAACGGCAAACAGATATCGCCGTTTGTACCCGTGTCGGCGTCGCTCTCTTGGCAGAAGATGCAGGCGCCTATCGAGTCTGCCGAACAACAGTTTCTTATGCCTCTGCTTGGCGAGCAGATGATGCAGCGTCTTGGCCAGTTGGCTGACAATATCCCTGAGGGCGACTTGTTGGCTCCACAGTTGGTGCAGATAGCCCATAGGGCTGTGGCCAACCTTGCCTTCTGGCTGCACTTCGACGCTCTGAACCTGCGCATATCCGACCAGGGCTTCCAACGCCAGGGCTCGGCAGACTGGCAGGGTGCCTACAAGTATCAGGAGGACAGGCTGCGCAAGGGGTTCAAGAATGCCGGATTCAATGCTCTCGACTTTCTGCTTGACTTCATCGAGGATCATCTGAAGGATTATCCGGAGTACTTGACTTCGCCTTGCTATCAAGATCGCAGCAAGGCTATTGTGAGGTCGGCACGTGAGGCCAACCAGTTTGTCTTTATCAACTCGTCGCACATCGTCTTTATGCGTCTTAAGGGTGAGTTCCGCACGGTTGAGGAGTATGACCTTTGCGCTGTGCTTGGCGAGAAGCTCTACAGACAGCTGCGTGGGTGGCTGTCGGGCGAGTCTGAGTTTCCGGCCGACGAGTGTGTGTGTACGCTTGAGCAGCTGCGCATGGCGTGTGCCGACTTTGTGGTGAAGAAGGCTGTATCGAGGCTGATGAGACAGACGGGCTCGCTTACCGAGCGTGGTCTGTACTTCAATTCTACCGAATCGGGTTCGCTTGGCAACGACATCGAAAAGCCTGCCACTGACCGCCAGATAGGCGACCGCTGCGCTATGGCTGACATCGACGCGCACAGAGCCGAGGCTTCGCTGCGCTGCTTTCTGAATAATTATATGGGCGCGATTGTCGGTGAACGGACTACGGGCCCGATACGCGATAACGATAATCATGTGGCTTTCTTCGCAATGTAGTATGAAGCATATCAAAATAACTTACAAGGGCAAGGTTTACGAGCGAGACATTGCCACGGAGTGGGATGAGCTGGATGCCGAGGGGCTGAAGCTGGCGGCGTTGTTGTGGTCGGGCGGACTGCCGAGAGACAAGTTGCTGGCTTTGTTCTATGCCATTCCGGCAAGTGTGGTGAAGGCTCTCGACAGTTATCTTGTGTATTGCCTGACGGAGATGACGACGTGGTTGCGCCGCTTGGACGACAGTGTGGACAACTTCAAGATTGAGGAGTTGCCTGACACGGGCTACTTTGCTCCGACTCCAAGACTTGGAGGTTGCACGCTCGAGCAGTTTATGATGGCAGACACCCACTTCCAGCGCTATGCGATTAGCCAAGACGCTGACCACCTGACGCTATTCATAGCTACGCTATACCATGCCAAGAGGCAGCGCGACGACGACATGGGCGCAAAGGTGAAGGTGGTTGAGGGCTTGGACGAAACTGTGAGGCAGGCTGTGTTCTTGAACTTTATACTCGTGAGGCGGTGGCTGTCGCGGTCGTATCCTTATCTGTTTCCGCCACAGCAAGAGGCTGATGACGACGACGGCGAGGTGAAGCGCACCAAGCGTAAAAAGCGCCTGAAGCCTCAGGCTACCGACTGGCTTGCCATCTTCGACGCCTTTATGGGCGATGATGTGGCCTTTATTGAGCGATACAAGCGTATGAGTGCGCTTGATGCCTTCAGACTGATGAACCGTCGCATCAAGCAATCGAGACAACCTAAATAAAATCAATATGAACATACAAACAGTGGCCGAATACTTTGAGCAGCTTTGTCGTGAGCATAAGCTGCTGCGGCACTCGGAGGCAGAGCCTCACTTTGTGAACCTTAACGACGACAAGCGCAATATGGGGTTGGCGCAAGAGCTGCGCTATCCGGCTGTGTACTTTGAGTCGACCGACTTCACGCTGAGCATATCGTCGGTGTCGGTGCGACGTGAGTATACTTGCCACATCGAGGTGTTTGAGCATGTGGCTGACACGGGTGACTATGCCGAGGTGGAGCGTGCGCTGTCCTCGGCAGAGCGGATATTAACCGATATATTTGCACGCATGATGCATGACCGTGCGAGACGTGCAGCCGACCAGCGGTGGTTGCTTAACGTGAGCTCGCCGTCGATGATAAAGGTTGTGCCTTTGCAAAACGAGCACAACGCCTTATACGGCTACACGGCTGAGCTGAAGGTGCCAATACCGGGGTGCATTACTGATAATATTAACAATTTTATTTCTTCAAGCAATGGCTAAAACATACGAAACTCTTACTTCGCAAGCCGAGACTATACGCACCAACACGCTTCCGGAGTCGAACACTGCGGGGCTTGTCGGGCAGATGCTGCGCGATATTATAGACAAGGTGCAGGAGGTCAACACTTCGTCTTCTGGCGCTGTGACAGACATGGCTATCACACCATCTGCCGACGCGACAAGCGTGAGCTTGCTCTTTGTGCTTAAGGCTGGCGAGAGGGCTATGCGCCATACGGTGACATTGCCGGTGGTGAGCAGCACTGCTGCCGGTGTGGTGACTCCTGCTACACTGGCTGACATTACGAGGCAGCTGAACTCTATGTCGCAGAACATTATAAACCTTGCCAACTCGTCGGCGGCGCAAGAGAAGGGCATTGCCGATTTGAAGCAAAAACTGAGTGACGAGGAAGCGGCTCGCAAGACGGCTGACACGAGTATGTCTGCACAGCTTACGAGCGTCAACACTTCTCTTTCTGGCAAGATAACCAAGGTCAACGAGGCTGTTAACGACCTAAAGACGTCGGTGGGCGTTGAGGGTGGTATTGCACCGCTTGGCGATGACGGGCTTGTGCCGGAGGACTATCTGCCGGATATGCGCACCAAGATAGGTCGTGAGCCAGGCATGGCTTTCCCAGGTGTGGCTGGCAAGGCTCTTGAGGATGCCGTTGGCACCATCAATACCAAGCTAGGCATTATGCCGATTGTCAATGTGAACGCCATCAAGTCTGCCAACTACACATTGAGCACGGCCATCAATGCTGTGCTGGCAGCCGTTGAGACCTATGGCTCGTTGATGATATCAGGCCTAGTGATGACATACCGCAAAGACTCGACACACTGGGAGCTGAAGCAATACGTTGGCGATGGTGGCAGTTTACCACATTTCCAAAATACCGACAACTGGCAGGATATTGGCGGTGGCGGCTCGTCGGCTGTGTTCAACCCTACGGTGTCGTACCCTATCAGCGGATTCTATGCGCTGTATGACCCAGACAACGAGACAGCGTCGGCTGTGGACGTGGCTTGGAATGCCGGCGTGGCTGAGTTTGGTATGCTGCTTACTATCCAGGTCTCAAAGAAGATTTGGAAGACATACCAATACATAGGCGCAACACTCGGCATTGAGGCTTGGCAAGACACTGCCAACTGGCAAGACTTTGGCTCACTTGCTGCTGGCTCGGAGACGTACATCAACATAAACAACCTTATTGATGGCAGTGGCAAAGTGGTATATTATACACTCAGTAGTGCTGTAGCTGCTCTCATTAGCTACCAACAGAATACTGCTGTCAATTACATCAAGCGAGGTCTTGTTATATCCTTCCTTTCTGAGCCTAACAAGATAAAGTCGTTTCAGTTTCATGGCGACAACATTGCTGACGCGTCGAAGACTGACGACGGTGCCACACTGTGGCAAGAGTTTGGCAAGAGCGAGAACATCAACGTGTCGGACACTCCAGTCAAAGATGGCAAAGACCCCTACAGCACGGGCGGTGCCTATACCAACACGCCTACCGACCTCGACATTGTGGAGGAGGAAGGCGGTGTCTATAAGTTTGCGCTTACCAATGCCGACGGCAACCAGATAGGCGAGCAGCGCCAGATTGTTATCAAGGGTGGTGGCGGCGCGGTTCAGGCTACGACCGTGAGCATTGCGCTGAAGAAGTCGACGGTGTATGGCGCGGTAGGCTCTACAATGCTTATCGAGGCTGCAATTATGTCGGTGACTACCACTCCGTCGGGCGACTCTCTCAACTCGATAGCGCGTGTCGACCTCGTTGACCGCTCTACCAACACGGTACTGCAGACGCTTAATGTCAACACAGAGTCGTCGGCAAACCTTACTGACGATTTCAAATTCAAAATTGATATATCCGAGTATTTTGCAACTACTGCAGGCTCGCGCTCGTTCCGTATCGTGGCTTACGATGACGGCGACCACTCGGGCAACAAGAATGTGTCGGCTGTGGGTGTTGACGCTACTGTTGTGTCACAACAGACGCTGAACTATACATCGTCAACGGTGCTGAAGGCTAAGGGTACTGCGGTGTCGATACCGCTCTACTCGTTCCCTAACAACGCATCGTCGAAGGGTATACGGGCAACTGTGGAGATGTTCTATGGCGATGCTTGGCATACCATCGAGGAGACTGTGGTGACTGACGTGTTTACCCATGCAGTGACTATAGACCCTAAGGCTCTTGAGCTGACCCATGCCTGCTATCCTCTGCGCATACACGGCGTAGACGTGGCTTCGGGTGTGTCGGGCAACTGGCTGTACTCGGGTGTGATGGTGGTAGACGAGGGTGACGTGACACCGCTTGTGGTAATGAGATGGAGTGACGACGGCACACAGACCAAGAAGCTGTTCCAGACGGTGTCGGTTGATGTGGCTGCAAACACGGCCGGCAAGACCAAGACGGCTGTTGGCGTGATGATGCAGGTGGGCGACAACGCTGCTACCGTTATAGCGCAGCAGCAAATGTCGCGCGACCGCACATATACTGTGACCAAGCGACTGGCGGGCATGTCTGTAGGCAGCAAGCTGAAGATATATGCTGTGTCGGGCAATGTGCGCTCGGATGCATACGACTTCAGTGTTGCAGGGTCGATAATTCCGATTGAGACTACTGCTGGTGCCATATTCGATATTGATATGTCGTCGCGCTCTAACAGCGACTCTGACAAGGCTATTTCCGACAACGGGGTGAGAATTGAGGTTTATGGTGCCAACTACACCACTAACGGCTTTGTGCGTGACAACTATGGCTCTGAAGACTACGGTCAGACTGACGCTAATGGTAACCCGTCTGGGCGCATGGCTCTGCGCATTGCTGAGAACGTTACGGCGAAGTGTGACTTCAAGCCGTGGAGCAATGCTTCTGCCGAGACTACGGGTATAGCTATATCGCTGACTATCAAGCCGGCTAATGTGGCTGACGCTACGGCTCGTCTTATCGACGCTCTTGGTGATGGACAGATAGGCTTCTACGTGACTGGCGACAAGGTGGTCTTTACGTGCGACGGCGAGCAGTCGACTATGTATACGGCTATGATGCCGCTAAAGGCGGATAAGGTGACACGTGTGGATATTGTTGTTGAGCCGTCGAGCGTTGCTCCATACTCGGGCATCGGTGTTGTGAAGCTCTATGGCGATGGCGAGGAGCGTGGCGCATGCGCCTACACTAAAAATGCGTTGCCGATGAACGACAATATCATCCGCTTCGACGGCACGCTGGCCGACCTCTACCTATACCAGCTAACAGCGTGGCGCACTTACTACCAGTTCCGCCAAGCCTTCAACAACTATCTTGCATCGATGCCTGACACCGACGCTATGGTTAAGGAGTACGAGGCTAACGACGTTATGGCGAGCCAGACTGCCGAGAATACTACCAAGGACCGACCGACTATAGAGGCTTGCAAGAAGGCTGGCTTGTGCGTAATGGTGATGGTGAAGAACAAGAACACGGCTGACACCGAAGACCAATATCCGGGATATCTCGATACGCTCGACGGCGACAAGAAGACGAAGCGCATACTTGACTTCTACCTCTATTTCCCAGACCGTCCTTGGCAGGACTGCTACATCGAGGGTGCAACAGCATCTAACCAGGGTACGACATCGTCGATGCGTCCTGACAAGAATAAGAAGATTAAGACGAAGTCGGCCAAGATTACTTTGCTGCACAAGCGCGAGGAGTTTAGCGGTGCTGACCTCGCTAAGTATGACGAAGCTCTTGCCAATGCCCAAAAGTCGAAGATAAAGGTACTTGAGACTTCTGTGCCGACTAACATCATCACCTTTAAGGTTGACTACTCTGACTGTACGGGCGCCAACAACGGCGCGTCGTGCGAGCTGAACAACCGACTGATTCGTGCTCTCGGTGCTGAATACATGCAGCCGTCGCAAAATGCCTACACTGGCAAGGCAGAGATTAATCCGTCGATAGCGAGCGTGCCGTGTGCCTTCTTCCGCACCGATAAGTATTCGCCAGATGCTACCAACCCGGCTTATGCCTACTTCCACGTCAAGGCCAACCTTAACGAGGATAAGGGCGACGCCAAGGTGTTTGGCTTTGAGGGTGTGGATGGCTACAACAAGAGCTGCATGAACTATGGCGACTTCAAGGAACTTGTTGCCGAACGCGACCAAGACTTCAATGAGTTTAAGGCTCAGACGCTTGCCGACACGTCTAAGCTGCAGGCGGGCGATATATACATGCTGTCGGAGTTCTGCGGTCCTAAGACTGCCTTCATTGAGAATGACGGCACTGGCCACTTTGTTGAGACGAGCGAGGTGGCTGACGCTTTGGTGATAGAGCGGACACTTGCCGAGCTACTATCGGCTGACGTGAAGAGCTATGACTGGAGCGAGGTATACAAGACGAGCGACGGCAAGTATGCCAAGTATGAGGGTGGCAAGTGGAAGGAGACGACCGGCTCGATGACCTACGACAAGACGACCAAGCGTTGGCAGGTGACGGGCAGGGTGCTTAACCCGACACAATGCTACGAGCACCTGAAGTACAACGGCCTTAACTGGTATCAGGGTGTGAACTCGGTTGACGACATGCTGCGTCTTGACCAGGCTACGGGCAAGCCTATATGGTTGTCGCATTTTGAAAGCCGTTATCCTGACGACGATGACCTAAACGCTCTGTACGAGAGTGGCAAGAAGGTGCCATACTACTTCTATGAGAACTTGATGTGGATGCAGCAGTGCAACCCACACCTTACTGAAGCTGACGGCAACATAACACTTGACGGCAAGACGGTGCCAGGCACTCGTGCTAACCGGGCGAAGAAGTTTGCCCATGAGATGCACCGATACTGGAGGGTGAAGTCGGCGCTATACTACTACATACTGACTGACTACGAGAATGCTGTTGACCAGCGATCCAAGAATATGATGCAGACCTTTATGCTGTGTGAGGATGGTATGATACGTTCTGACTTCAACAACTGGTATGACGGCGACTGTACGATGGGTGCCGACAATGACTGTGGTCTTACTATTTCGGCATTGCTCAATCCACTACTGGTTGGCGAGGGTGAAGAGGGCAGATTGTACCAGGGCTGGGACAGCGTGTTCTTCCAGCGGCTCAATGAGAATCCCATCATTTGGCTTGATGACTACAAGGAGGGCGACGACAAGAGCGGCTACACCGACAAGCAGCATTTTGTGACGCTGCATGATGTGGCAGACGAGATGCGCAAGGCAGCGGATAAGCAGGGCCTTAAGGTGTTCTCTTACGATGGTCTGTACCAGATATGGATGACTAAGCGTATTTTGAAATGGGCTAAGGTGATATCGTCGTTTGACGGCGAGCGCAAGTATATACAGCACTCGAAGGCGAGTGCAAACTACTTCTTCGCCTTGCACGGCTTGCGCCTTGACGATATGCCTGAGTATATCAAGACGCGCTTTGCCTATCGTGACGGCTACTACCAGGTGGGTGACCTCTACACCAATCCGATGAAGATGCGTGCTTCGGGCAAGGCTATCACTGTGAGCATCACGGCTGCCAAAGATGGGTTCTTCGGCATTGGCGAGGACCGGGCCGACACTGCTGCCGACTCTAAATATCTTAAGAAGGGCGAGAGCTACACGTTCTTCCGAGACAGTCCTCGTAGCTACTCGGAGTCGGGCACCATGCTATATGTGTTTGGTGCTGCCTCGCTTGCCTCGCTCGACATCAGTGCCGCTACACCTAAGGCGCAGGGCTGGGATATACAGTATTGCAAGTTGCTGCAACGGCTTACGGTTGGTGGCGCCGACTATACTCCGTTTACGGTAGATGGCACTCTTGACACGCTGAACCTGGGCAACATGCCGTTCCTGCAGTCGCTCGATGTGCGCAACACACTGGTAGCGTCTGTTGACGCGAGCATGTGTCCTCGACTGACGAGCATCAAGGCAGAGGGTAGTCGTGTGCAGAGTGTGGAGATAGCCGAGACTTCGCCTGTCAGTGAGCTTACGCTTCCGGCTACGCTCAAGACTGTCAAACTGATAAACTTACCAAACCTTAGCTATACTAAGGCTGGCGGCAACTTGCAGATTGCGTCTCTTGCCAATGTGCAGACATTGCGCATAGAGCACTGTAAGGAGATAGAGCCGTTGACTATGCTGCAGAGGGTGGTTGATACGCAGTCGGGCAGCAGACAGCTTACAGCCATAAGAGTGGTGCAGGAGCTGTCGGGTGACGGCTCGCTCCTGACTATGCTGCTGACGCTCGGCGTGCGTGGCATTACCGAGGACGGCAAGCTACAAGACAAGCCGGTTGTTGAGAGCGGCTATCAGCTTACACGTGTGCGCGAGCAGTCGTACATAGACAACCTGACGCAGCATATTGAGGGCTTGACGATAGTGATGTCGATTATGGCTTACATCAATGCTGTGATAGACTTCCTCGGTGAGCAATACTCTGGCGAGGCTGAGGTTGAGAGCGTGACGCTCGACAACATCAACGACTATCTCAAGCAATACAACGGCGAGACCTACGACGACTACTATAACCGTCTGGCTGAAGCCGATGATGATATTCTTAACATTATAGACAGATAACAATGGCAAGCAATCAACAAAACATTACTGGCCTCCTGCTCGCAAAACGCGAGCAGGTTAAGGCTCTACATGACTTGGGTTTTGCAGACATAACCGAGTCTTCGCGTGCCTCGCTCTTTGCCGAGCGCATACGCTGGGCAGCCGGGCTGCTCGATATTCGTGTTGCCGCCGACCGCAAGCGCGACGGCAAGAAGTTTTATTTCACCGTTGAGGAATGGCAGACTATCGACAATGCCGGACGCTCTGAAGAGTTTGCAAGGCGTGGTCTGCGCATCCGTGCAGACGGACTGTCGTTCGTCATGGCGCTTCAGTATTACAACAACAAGGCCTGGGGCTCGCGCTCAACAGTTACAGATCTAACGTCGTTTGCTGGTATTCCTGGTGCTTGGGCACATCAGGATGTGGCTCGTTTTAATGCTCGTATACTTGAGTATTATGCCGGCCAAAATGCTGATGAGGTGGTGGGTGCGCCTGCTGCGGAAGCTGCCAACGGCTATCACGCCTATCTTGAGGACGATGGTGTTAAGGTTAATGGCGTAGCTGTTGATGACCAGACCAAATGGTTGCTGCCCGACATTGCTCAAGTGTTTGTGCTGTATCGCTACCGCAAGGCTATCGATGCTGTGATAACGCAGGTATGGGGGCAAGCATTTACGCTTGAAAAGTCGGTTGGTGTTATCTGGACATGTGTGCAATATACTGATACTAGTGCCTATCGCTTCTCGATTCTTAATGGTGAACTTTACCCAGACTCTAAGACTGTCAACTATTCTGTTATACCAATCTCTGAAGAATAAAACTATGGATAATGCTAATAACAGTTCAATAATCCTTGGTCTTAACAAGCAAGACCAGATTAAAGCTCTTCGCGAGGTGGGCTTTACAGACCTCGCCGACAATGCCACATGGTCTGAAATAGTGGCTCACATGCGATGGGCAGGCGGTCTGCGAGATATTCAGGTAGCCGCATACCTTAAGAGTTCTCTGAGAGACTCGTCGCCACAGCGCTTTTACTTTTCTGAGGAGCAGTGGCAAGCTATGACGGTTAACGAGAAGTCGAAATACGTGGCTTTCGGTGTGGCTATCCGTGCCGAGCGCATGGCTTTTGTCATGGCTCTACAGAATGCCACCACCGGCTCAACAAGAACATTTACATGGGGTCCGACGGATGTTAATGTGCCAGGTCTTAAGGATTTTGGTTCTAACAATCAGGGAGTGTTCGATGATACAGACGGGGAGGTCAATACAGACCTTATCCTCGCTTGTGCCAAAGAGCAGGGCGCAAGCTTACCAGCAGCTGAAGCAGCCCGAGCTTACAAGGCCTTCACCAAGGCTGCCGACAGCACAGCTATAGACGACCCTACAAAATGGTCGTTGCCAGCCCAGGGGCAGCTCCGCATGTTTTATAAATACATGGTTGAGATTGATAGATTCTTAACAAATAATTTCGGTTCTTCATATAAATTAACAAAAGACTGGCACTGGAGCAGCACTGAGTGGGGGGCTTCGTACGCGTGGGGCGTGAACTTGGGCAACGGTGGCGCGCACTGCTACAGCAAGGCTAATACTGGCTACGTTCGAGCTGTGGCAGTATATTAACCTTCTTTAACTCTTTATCTCTTTAACTCTTTGTATATCAAAGAGTTGCAAACATCCGCTTTGTGGTTGGGTTTTAACATCAGCCGCGAAGCGGCTTTTTTATTAATAAAAATTAATAAACAGGGGTATAATAAGTTTGTTAATTTTTAGTTAATACTATTATGGCAAATCAACGTCTTGCACAAACACTCCCTATATACAAACAGACTTACGAGCTGCTGCTGTTGATAGTTCGCGCTCGCAAGCAGTTCTCCCGAGAGTATCGCTATGATCTCGGGAGCCACCTCTTCGAGTCTGCGCTTCGCTGTCTTGAGCTTATACAAAAAGCCAACACAGCGATTCCGGCACCCGACTATTTGCCTCAGTTCGAGGGCGAGGCAAACAAGTCGGCCAATGGCTTGATAAGGTTGGCGTGTCTGTTTATAGACGAGTGGCGCAACCGTCGTACAAGCCGTAGACAATATCTTGAGGAGTTTATTGTGGAGTTTGGCACCGTTAAGATGCTGATCGGAGTATGCAAAGAGCTGGAGCAGATTACTAATTCCATGGCAGCCCAGATGGCTGTTCTGACCGAGAGCATCGGCAGACAGGCTACGGCTTGGAAGAAGACTGCGCAGTAGCCGGAGTCATAATTCTCAACACCAGGGCATTATGAGTGAGCAATATTTTTCTTTATATGGGTCGCTGCCTTCGTCGACTGACGGAGTAAAGACAACAATCGCGACAACGGATGAGTGGGGGGCTTCGAACGCGTGGAACGTGAACTTGAACAACGGTAACGCGAACTACAACAACAAGGCTAATACTAACTACGTTCGAGCTGTGGCAGCATATCAAGATGATGTCTACAACACTCCGCTATCGTTTTTCTATGCCGCACAGTCGTGCAACAAGAACAAACGCTCGTCTAACGACTGCATCGAATTCTCTTTAGACTATTACGACAACATTGTCCGTCTGTGGCGCGACTGCATAACCATGCGTTATGAGCCGTCGCCATCAGACGTTTTTATTGTTCCCTACCCCGTTAAGCGTGAGGTTTTTGGCGCTAATTATCGAGACCGTGTGGTTCATCACTGGCTTGCAGAGCGCATAGAGCCTTTGCTTGAGAGACGTTTTGAGCGACAGGGCAATGTCTCTAAGAACTGTCGCAAAGGCTTTGGCTGCCTTAGCGCCGTAAACTCGCTTTCGTCCAAAATCGTCAATATTTCAAAAGGCTACACCAAAGATACTGTCATTATACGACTTGACATTAAGGGCTTCTTTATGTCGATTGACAAGGATATCTTATGGTGGATGTACGAGGATTTGATTTTAACAGAATACCATGCGCCTGACCGCGACCTCGTTCTATACTTACTCAAGAAGACTATCTACGACGCTCCACAGCTGCATTACATACGTCGCTCGCCTCCTGCTTATTGGCATGGCTTGCCACGTGACAAATCGCTGATGTACAACGATCCTCGTACTGGCATTGCTATCGGCAAGTTGATATCGCGGGAATCGGCCAACTTCTATATGTCGGTGCTTGTTGACTTTATCCTTTATGACTTGAAGGTGGAGGCGCTTGAGATGTTTATGGATGACTTCGTAATACTTGACACCAAGGGATTTACACATGCCAGTGAGACTGTTGCCAAGATTCGTGACTTTTGCCGTGACATTCTACACATTACGCTCCATCCCAAGAAGATATACATACAACCTTATCAGAAGGGTGTGTTGTATGTGGGCGCCATGATTAAGCCAGGGCGCATATACATCAGCAACCGCACTCTCGGAGCTGCGTTCCGTCGTATACACTTCTACAATACCAAGCTGCAGGAGGGCGAGGGTGAGCAATATGCGGAGGCGTTCGTGGCTACTGTCAACAGCTATCTCGGGCTTATGGTGCACTACAATACCTACAACAAGCGCAAGAGGCTTATAAAGCTTATCGACCGTGGTTGGTATAAATATATTATGGTCGAGGGCCATTACACTAAAATTATTCTGCGCAAGCAATTTAAATCACACAATAAAATCAAAAAACAAATCAGACATGGCAAATACAAGCAGTTCTTCATGCCGGAACTTGACGACATGGGTGCCGATTCAGCAGCTGCCCAACAAGGCTTGGCGGTTATTTATCCGGATGGAGCACCTCGACCCCGACACATTCGACACCACCGTAATGTACCACCAAGTGGACTACCCTCAGCGCCCGACTCTTGCCGACATTAGGCGCACGTGCCATCGCATAGCAATGGCTTATCTCGGCGAGATTAACTACAACCCTGAGACCTTCGATTTCTCGCCTTACATGGTTTATTGATGTCCGACTGCTTGTCTGGCTATTGGTGTATTTTTGCATAAACTAATTATCATTATTGTTATGCGAAAAATTAATCTCATCATCGTTCACTGTTCTGCCACCATCGAGGGCAGAGACTACACGGTGAGCAATATCGACATGTGGCACCGCCAGCGTGGGTTCGACTGCATTGGCTACCATTATGTGGTCTATCGTGACGGTACCGTTCATGAGGGTCGCTCGCTGATTAAGGTTGGTGCCCACTGCAAGGGCCACAACTCCAACTCCATCGGAGTGTGCTATATTGGAGGTCTGGGCAAAGACGGCAAGCCTAAGGATACGCGCACTCCGGAGCAGAAGGATGCTCTTGTGGGACTGCTCATGCGCCTGAAGCGTCAGTTCCCAGGTGCTGTTATTCGTGGGCACCGTGACTTCGCTGCCAAGGCTTGTCCGTCGTTTGACGCGACTAAGGAGTATGCTGACATCTCTAATCAGTAATGGCTTATGGCAGTACAAGGCAATGGCAATGCTCCTGGCATGACGGCAGAAGAGTTTAACCAGAGGGTTAAGGCGTGGGGCGAGACTGTGCGCTCTCGCTCGCTTGGCTCGCTTGTTGCCGAGACCAATGTGTATAGCGGTGGGCTGCGAACTCGCCTGAAGGCTGCCACCAACACCGACCGTGGCGACGGTTTGGCTCATGCTGTGGCTTTCAAATTTCTTCGATATGGTGTTTTCGTGGCGTATGGTGTGGGCAATGGATACATCCGTCAAGGCGGCAGAGTGGTGCGTGGCTCGCACGACCCTAACCGACAAGTGATGCCTGGTCCTATCAGACGTAGGCCCGTTGACTGGCTCGATGGCAATATCGAGCAGCAGATTCAAGGGCTTGCAGACATCGCTGCCGACTACTATGGCGACAACGCTGCACGTGATGTGCTCGAGCAGATAGATCGAGTGACGATAGCCAAGAAATAGAAAAAGGCAGGGAGCTAAATTATTAAGCTCTCTGCCTTTTTCTATTTCTTTCGTTTGATTGGTTGCTGCCAATACAAAGCCTTCAAATTTCTGAGTTTTTCGAGCGTCTTTCCAGTGAAGACCCAGTGATTATATCTGTCGAGTACCAAGTCTTTCTTGCGCATCTGTTCTATTAGATAAGGGTTCTTTAAATCGTTTTCTATATACATTGGCAACCATTGTCCGTCACGAAACATCATGTCGTGTTTTTTCATTTCCCAATAATATGTAGATGTGTAACCCCATTCTTTTGCAGATTTAAGCTCATAGTTGGAGTCTTCGACTCTATCGAAGAATTTTTTACCGCCTCGCTTTGTGCCTCTTATCATAAAAAGAACGGTAAGAGTCAGTACTAAAAACAATGCTTGCATTGGATCGAGATGATACATAGTCGAAAGGTTTAAATTGGTTTATTCTTGCTGTAAAGTTAGTGATTTTTTTTGAAATACGCAAGTTTTGTGGTGCCTTATTTTGCGTCCTTTGCCACTATATTTTTATGGGTTATTTTTGTGGCAATTAAAACTTGTTAGATATGGCTAAAACATACAGTCGTACTGTCAAGGTGTATCTTGACGGTGCACAGATAGACAATAGTATTCCTGCTATCCAGAAGAAGATTCGTGAACTTACACGTGATGTAAAGAAGATGACAATCGGCACGGAGGAGTATAACAAGACGGTGAAAAGCATTTCTGAGCTTAACTCTATTCTGGCAGAACATAAGCGTGCCATTCGTGGCGTAGCTGAAGAGAACAAGTCGCTCGGGCAGCGTTTAAGCAGTGTGGCAGACTTTTTCAACAAATGGTACTACTCTCTACAGACGGGTCTTGACGCTTTGGGTGGTGTGACTACCACTATTCGCCAATGCGTTAAGGATTTTGCCGATATGGAGGAGGCAATGGCAGATGTGCGCAAATATACTGGCCAGACAGCTGAGCAGGTACACGAGATGAACGAGGACTTCAAACGTATGGATACTCGCACCTCGCGCGAACAGCTCAATGCCCTGGCTGGTGCAGCAGGCCGCCTCGGCATCACCAACCAAAAGATGATTGAGGAGTTTGTCGATGGCGCCGACAAAATTAATGTGGCGCTTGGCGATGACCTCGGCGAGGGGGCCGTTGACAAGATTGGCAAGCTCGCCCACATGTTCGGTGAGGACGAGAATAAGGGCTTGCGTGGGGCGATGCTTGCTACTGGTTCTGCTGTCAATGACCTTGCTCAATCATCGTCGGCCAATGCCGGATATATTGTGGACTTCACTGCAGACCTTTCGGGTGTGGCTATTCAGGCGGGTATGACGCAAGCTCAGATTATGGGTTTGGCTTCTGCCCTCGACCAAAATATGCAGGAGGAAACTACGGCTTCAACTGTGTTCTCTCAACTCATTACTAAGATGTACCAAGAGCCGGCACGTTTCGCTACCCTCGCTGGCGAAGATGTCAAGGAGTTCACTGAGCTCCTTAAGACTAATGCAAACGAGGCTCTTTTGAAGTTTCTTTCTGCTATGCAGTCAACTGGTGGTTTTGATAAGATGGCACCACTGTTCTCAGAGATGAAGCTTGAGGGTACTCGTGCCGTAGGTGTTCTATCTTCAGTGGCCACACATTTAGACCAGGTGAGGGAGGCTCAAAAGGTGGCTTTTAACGCCTACAATGAGGGCAACAGTGTGATTGAGGAGTTTAATGTGCAGAACAATACTGTGCAAGCAGGCATAGATAAAGCGAAGAAGCAGTTCCTTGACCTTAGTGTTGAGCTTGGCGAGAAACTGTTGCCACTTATACAAAAGGGCATCAGTACGGGGTCTATGGCTGTGAAGATTCTCAGCACAATCACTAACTTTGTTATTGCCCATCGCAAGGCTCTAATAACACTTAGTACCACGATTGGCGCTTATGTAGCCGGTGTTAAACTCTCTGTATTATGGAAGCAGCGAGCTATAGCTACTGAAAAACTCTCGGCTTTTTGGCATGCCATACAAGACAAGTGGCTCATGACAATCATGCTGCGCCATGCTGTACTCAATGGCACCATGTCGAAGACTGTTGCCCTTCAGAAGATGCTCAATGTCGTAATTGGTGCTAATCCGTTCGGCGTGTTCCTTGCCGCTATTACGGCTGTCACTACTGCTTTGGTATTGTATCGTCAAAAGCTCGACGATACTGCCATTGCACAAAATAAGCTTTCTGAGATTCGTCAAGAGGCTGCCTCCAAGGTTGGCGAGCAGGAAACAAAAATACGTGCTCTGATTGAAGCTGCCAAAGATGAGAGCATGAGCATGGATGATCGTCGCAAGGCTGTTGCACAACTCAACAAAATTATTCCTGGCTATAATGCACAACTTGATGAAACGACACGCAAGTATAAAGCCAACGATGAAGCTCTTAAAAATTACCTCGTATCGCTTCAACGCAAGTATGAGTTGGAGGGTGCCAAGGATGAGTTGCGCCGTCTTGGCGGTGAGATTGCCAAGGAGCGCGTCAAGCTCCGCAAAACTCAAGATGACTTCGACAAGGCTAAAGACAGATATAACAAGGTGAACAACCAAACTGCCTATATGCCTTCGACATGGCAGGCTGGTGTGGGCATTGCCACATCTACCTCGAATGAGGTAAAGGCTGTGGAGGAATCTAATGAGAAACTCCGTAAGCTTATGGCAGAGCGTGAAGGTATTGTAAAGGTTTATGGTGGGGATTTAAAAGCTGATGCAGTTAAAGGTTCCAAAACTAAAGAAACACCAGGCTCTGGCAACAAGCCCGGCCACTACGTTTCAGCTGAGGACAAGGCTGCTAACAAGGCTAAGATAGAGGCTGAAAAGAAGGTCCAAAAAGATCTCGATGCCATTACTTCCGAGTATGAGACCAAACGTACCAAGGCCAAGGAGGATTATCTGAAGGGCGATATTGCAACGCAAGAGGAGTACAACCGCAAGATTGAGGACTTGCAGCTCGAAGAACTTAACAAGAAGCTTGAGGTTGCCGGCATTGAGCCGAAGAAGCGTGCCGAGATAGAGAAGAATATTCTGGACTATAAGGTGAAGCTTTACGACCAGCTCCGCGAGATTGAGCAGTCGTTCGGTGATACAGAGGCTGAGCAGCTCGCCCATGAGCTTGACACCATCAAGCAGAAGTATGACCAGGACCTCGCTCTACTCAACAACCTTCACGATAAGAAACTCATCAGCGAGGAGCAATACCAGGCTGACCTTAAAAAGCTCAAAGAGCGTTTTACTGCCGACACCGACAAGGCTAATAAGGAGTCGGCCAGTCGTGTCATCAGCGACGCCAAGGCTACATTCGACGATTTAATGGAGAGCCAGCGCAAGGCCAACATAAAGGCTGGCAACATCGATGAGCAGAGTCAGAGTGATAGAACTGAGGCATGGAAAGGCTACCTTCAAAAGATTCTCGATGATACCTCGCTCAATGGTGAGCAACGTCTTGCTGTACAGCAGGCGATAGAGGATGCCGATATAGACCTTACTGAAGATTCACTCAAACAGAAGCAAGACCTTACGCAGAAGTACAATGACATTTTGTGCAATGTGATTGTGCAAGCAGGGCAGCAGCTCGGTGAGCAACTTGGCAAGGTGCTTATGGATGAAAAAGCCAACTTCAAAGATTTTCTCCGTGGCATCCTTACTCTTATGATTGATGCATTGGAGAAGACCGTTCTTGCAGCTCGTGCAGCGAGCATTGCTAAGAATGTGAGCACTCTTGGTTTTGCTGGTCTTGCCAAGGCTGCTGTAGAGACCGCCCTTATCACTGCAGCTTTTGAAATGGCCAAGGCTGCCGTTGGTAGCTTCGACACTGGTGGCTTCACACCTGCTGGTCCATGGGATAAGCCACAAGGCGTAGTCCATTCCAACGAGTTCGTTGCCAATCGCTTTGCAACTGCCAACCCAAATGTGCTGCCAGTTCTTAACCTCATCGACGAAGCGCAGCGTTCTGGTAGCGTCTCGAGACTATCGCCCGATGATATTGCTGCAGTAATCCCGACGACACAGCGTCAGTTTGCCAGTGGTGCTATGGCATCAGGTGGTCGTAGTTCTGCGGGGGGTGTGGCGCAAGGTGCCATGCAAGCGGCACCTCAAGATGCAACCCTAACAGCTGTCCTCTCGCGTGTCGTGCGCTCGCTCAATACGCTTGACCGTCGCTTCTCGACACCTATAATAGCAGAGACATACGCCACGGGCAAGCATGGCACCATCGAGGCTGAGCGCCTGGTTAATAAAATGAAGTCTAACGTTAGCAGAAAAAGATA